ACCAGACCACTCTTGAGGTGCGATGTCTAATGACTCTGTAATGACGGTGGCGACTTGACCTCCATCACCAGCAATCAAAAGAGATCCGCTGGAGATAGTCGAGCGATTGATAGCACCTACCAGAGCACCTTGAGATTGAGTAGTTAATTGAAATGCGCACACTGCTTGATTAGCGGCAGGGACTACGGGAACAGTTCCCGCCGATTGATAAGAAACACTTGAATTATGTATTCTTAAAACCGTTTTTCCAAGTGCATCGACGAAGGATCCTAAGTCGATTGAAGTTTGATTAAATGTTGTCCCATCGGTATCGACAGTCGCTCGTATGAAGAATGAATCGCTTCTCGCCATGCGTCTTTCCACTATCCGGTAGTAAATAAACATATTCCGGTAAGAAACAGGGTGCCAGGCGCACCGAATTTAACCGGAATCCGGTTGTTCGATGTGATGAATCCGGAAATACTTGGGGTTAATATCCGATGGCCGACATTGGCTCGGATAAGGCGAACAATATACAGAGAGCCTCCCCGATGATCCGCATTGAACAGCGAGGAGGGAACGGCGCTCTGGTGACTTCGCTTCGAGGCAAAAAATATGTTGAACATAATTTTAGGAATATGCGCAACCTTGCTCGCTTTGAGCATGGTGAAGAAAAACAAAATGCCCGTCTTTGGACAATTGACTTTAACCGGTGAATTGGCTCTCGATTGGCTCAAGAATGGTGATGAAATAATTGCAAGCAAAATATGGTTTTGTAACGTGACTTCGCTTGAGAATTGGAATGTTCCAGAGTGGGCATTGACGAAGGGAATAGTCGCTTTGATTTTCCCAATTGATGAATGGGGCAATCCTCTTTTCATCACTCAAAAGTCGATACTCAAAGTTCTCGAAGCCCAATGCGTCGCATGGGAGGAGAAGGGTGCGAAGTGTTCTCTGATCGGAACCAAAACTCAAGGCCAAAAGTCTTGCATCGAGTTCAGTGAAAACTATCCGACACTGAAGTTCTCGAGACCAGAGAATGCAAAACAGTATGATCCGTATCAAACGGAAATAATCGGCTGAGGGAACAGTCGATTACTCTGAAAAAAATAAAACTTTTTTCATTTGCCGGTTCCATTGGAAACAATGGGGTCGGCTTTTTTTTATTTTCAAATGTTCAACCTGCTCTCTGGTATTGTTTGCTGATCGCATAGTATCAAATCCGAGCCGTTTAATGGTGGTTTAAGCCACTTCGATGTAATTTAGGATAGATGGTCGCATTGAATGTCTCGAATGAATCTAATACACACTATCAAAAGAATCATCATAGTAATAGGAACCTATCAAGGCAATCAATACCAGAGAGCAAAAAATGGAATGAACACCTCAAGACTGAGATGTCTCCTTGATGATGGAAATGATCGCTTCATTATCATCGAGCAAAACCATTTGACACTCAATGAGATAATTGTATGTGCCTGTATCAGCATTGACCAGAGACAAAAACATATCTCGATTGACGACATGATCAGGGTCGATAAACTCAGAGTGTATTTCAGCCGAACCATTTCCGACAGTCCAACCGAATTGAGAGTTATCGCCAGCATTCATATCCGTCCCGCTGGTGATTGTATCATAACTAAGAATGCCTGTGAATACATGGGCAGTATCGACAGCCCACATTTGAAACCGATTCACTATCAAACCGACATTGATTAGACCATCAGAGACTATGAGATTCTTACGAGCGATACCACCACCGGTCACTTCGATTTGTCCCCGAAGAGTGCGGACTCTGGTCGTTTTCATAATCAGCCCCTCTTAGCAATTCTATGCGCTTCTTTTTGGGCTCGAGAGAAACCGTTCTTCATCCATGATCCGGATTTGGTTTTATACTTCGAAGCAACCTTCTTGAAGGCTCGTCCATAGCGTCGAGCGTATGCCGTAGCCTTGCGCTTTACTACCTTCTTTACTTTGGATTCGGCGACGGCGACTATTGGCATAGTAGCCTCAACAATAGCGGGATTGACACCCTCAGCGAGAAGTAATCCTCGAATGATATTGCAAGTTCGACAGGCGATACTATTCACCTCATTGTTGGCTAAGAGCGAGCGCCATTGAAGCGGCCGCTGTCATAGTTTCGACTGTGCATTCTAATACTATGGTGACTTCATCGACCATAGAAGCAATCGACATATCGACACCTAAGAAAATAGATTCGACAGCGACTAAATATCCACCAGACCACTCTTGAGGTGCGATGTCTAATGACTCTGTAATGACGGTGGCGACTTGACCTCCATCACCAGCAATCAAAAGAGATCCGCTGGAGATAGTCGAGCGATTGATAGCACCTACCAGAGCACCTTGAGATTGAGTAGT